CGATACGTGTAATCAACCGATTTACAAGCGAATAGGAATTAATTCCGTCGTAGTCATCCCGATAAGGTGCGGAATCACCAACAGCGCAATCTATTTGTGCTTTTTGCCTAGCAGTGTTTGTTCTGTTGCCTAATACTGCCACATTATCTCCGGTTTCGGGTATTCCGCTTCCTTCTTCACAGTCTACTTTAGATAGATTAAAATAGCCCGCTCCGGCAGAAGTAACTAAACGCCAATAACGTTTTGTTGCCGTACCCGTGAACGCCTGACATATTATTTGATCGTCTTGAACGAAATCATCCGTGCTATCATGCTCGCATCTCCAATATGAACCGCCGTCGATCACTTTGGTCAATTTACCACCCGCGGCGGAACGAATAATCATACCACCCTGATAAGTTATCTTTTGAACGACCAACTCAAATATAGAAAATATCTTTCGAACTGTAAGATTATCAATTTCCATATTCCAGTCACCCGTGACCGCTTTGTATATCTTCATTCCTTCGCCGCCAAAACCACTGACAAAAGACTCGGAAGATATATAGTCCTTTACTATTGTACCCATTAAAGTTGCAACGTGAGATACGCTTAGATCGTGTATTTCTGCAAGCTCTTGAACGAGTAAGTTTAGCGTTGTCGTTTTCTTAGATACAGTCACA